GTAATAGATCCTCGGCGAGCAACACCGGATATCAATCCTCGGCGAGCAACACCGGTAATAGATCCTCGGCGAGCAACACCGGATATCAATCCTCGGCGAGCAACACCGGAGATTACTCCTCGGCGAGCAACACCGGTAATAGATCCTCGGCGAGCAACACCGGATATCAATCCTCGGCGAGCAACACCGGATATCAATCCTCGGCGAGCAACACCGGAGATTACTCCTCGGCGAGCAACACCGGATATCAATCCTCGGCGGCGGTATCTGGAAAAGAATCCGTAGCCGCAGTTTTCGGCAAGGACTGCAAAGCTCGCGGAGCGCTCGGATGCTGGCTCGTCCTGACTGAAAGAGGTGAATGGAACGGCGAGACCTATCCCATCAAGGAAGTCCGCTCCGTCAAGGTGGATGGCGAGGCCATCAAGCCGATGGTCTGGTATACGCTGAGGAACGGAGAAATCGTAGAAACAATCAATTAAATAGTCATGCTTATGGACTTTAATGTCAACATCACGGTGAGCCTCTCGGGGGCCACCCTGGACGTCCTCCGGCAGTTCGTGCCGGACATGCCCGAGAAGGTGTGCAGCTGCCCCACACACCAGGACCTGAAGACCGAGGTGGAAGGAATCGTCAGCGATTTCATCGGTCGCCTTAAGAAACACGCAGAAAAGCCCGTAGAGGAACCCAAGGCCGAACCGGCACAGGAACCCGTCCGCGAGGAGAAAGCCCCGCAGGCGGCTCCGGGGGCCCCCGCACAGGCCAAGACGAAGGAAATCTCCGACGCGGAACTGCGGGAGGCTGTCAAGGCCGCCAAGAACCGCACCAGCGCGAAGGCCGTCAAGGCCGTCTTCGCGGAGTTCGGCATCGAGAACAGCTCGGCATGCCCGGCGGAGCGTAGGAGCGAACTGAAGGCGAGATTGGAAAACCTGTAAACAACCCGTCCCATGCCTACAGATCACGCAATCCTGGCTCCGTCGGCATCCAAGCGTTGGATGACCTGCACCCCGTCCGCACGGCTGGAGGCGCGGGAGCCCCAGAAGGACACCGCGTACACCCGTGAGGGCACCATCGCCCACTCCATGGCCGAAGCTCTCCTCCGCGGCGCACTGGCCGCCCAGAAGGACCTGAAGGACTACAACGGCTCCCTCTTCCTCGAATGGCCGGCCGAGCGGAAGCACGTCGTCGAGATGGGCGGGGCCGACCTCCTCAAGGCCTTCACCGCCTGCGAGGGCGAGAACCTCGACCCGGACGAGATGCTCGACACCGTCTCCGAGCACTACGCCCGCCTCGTCTGGGAGGACTACCTGGACGCGCTCACCCGTGACCCCGATGCCGTCCTCCTGGTGGAGGCCAGGCTGAAGCTGGACGAGTACATCCCCGACGGCTTCGGCTCCTCGGATGCCGTCATCATCCACGGGCGCACACTCTGCGTCTACGACCTCAAGTACGGCAAGGGTGTCAAGGTCTCGGCCGTCGGCAACACCCAGATGCGGTGCTACGCCCTGGGTGCCCTGCTGGGCCCCGCCGAGCTCTACGACATCACCGAGGTGTCGATGGTCATCATCCAGCCCCGGCTCCAGTGGGTGTCCAATGACATCATCGCGTCGGATGCCCTCCTTGACTGGGCAAAGGATGAGCTTCGGCCCGCGGCCGTGGCCGCTTACCTGGGCAACGGCGAGTTCGTCCCGGGCGACCACTGCCGCTTCTGCGCGGTGGCCCCCCGGTGCAAGGCCCTGGCGCTCCAGGCCTCCATCCTGCAGGAGATCGACCGCAGTCCGGACCTCCTGTCCAACGAACAGATCGCGGAACTCCTGAAGAAGGTGGCCAACCTCAAGTCCTGGATCGCGGGCCTCGAGGCCTACGCCCTGGAGCAGGCCCTCGCCGGCAACCCGGTCCCCGGCTTCAAGGTGGTGGAGGGCCGCTCCCTCCGTCAGATCCCCGACCAGAAGGCAGCCATCGGCGCCCTGGCGAAGGCCGGGCTGTCCGAAGACTCCTACCTCCGCCCCCGCGAGCTCAAGACCATCTCCGACCTGGAGAAGCTGCTCACGAAGAAGGGCTTCGTCACCATCCTTGGGCAGTACGTCGTCAAGCCGCAGGGAAAGCCCACCCTCGTCGAGGACTCCGACCCCCGGCCGGCGATGAACAGCGCAAGGGAAGACTTCAAGGACATCAACCTATAATACAACCCTTTTATAAACGTTACAACGTATGAACGACAACACTACTACTACCCGGGTCAAGATCGGCGAAGTCCGACTGTCCTACTGCCACCTCTTCCAGCCGGAGGCCGTGGCCGACGGAGGCGAGAAGAAGTACAGCGTCGCCCTCCTCATCCCCAAGTCCAACACCAAGCTCGTCGAAGAGATCAAGGCCGCCGTCAAGGCCGCCTTCATGTCCGGCGTCGCCTCCAAGTTCGGAGGAAAGCAGCCTGCCCCCGGCACCTGGAAGAACCCGCTGCGCGACGGCGATGCGGAGCGTCCCGACGACGATACCTACGAGGGCTGCTACTTCATCAACGCCACGTCCAAGACCAAGCCGGGCATCATCAAGCTCGTGAAGGTCGGCAACGAGAAGAAGCTCGTGGAGGTCACCGACGAGGACGATGTCTACAGCGGCTGCTACGGCTTCGTCTCGGTCAACTTCTTCCCCTTCAGCAACGTCGGCAACAAAGGCGTCGCGGCAGGCCTCAACAACGTTCTGAAGACCCGCGACGGAGACTACCTCGGGGGCCGGACCAGCGCAACCTCCGACTTTGGCAACATGGACCTCTCCCAGTACGGCGAGGACGAAGACGACATCTACTAACGATGGGCCCCGGCCGCCTGTCCGGAGGAGCCCGATACGGTATTCATAGACGGAGCAAAAGGACTCCGGACGGGTGCAAGTCCCGGATAGGGTTTATGAATAGTTGTTTCAGGGCTAACCAACCCATACAGGCACTTACCACCGCGGGCCTGACCGCCTTCGGTGGTACCAACCAAAAAGACAAGGATATGTACAAGATTGGACAGAAAGTGAACGTCCGCCTGGCGGACGGGGAGACCAGGAAGGCCACCATCGTGGAGACGGCCGTTCCGGGCCTCTTCCACACACACACACACACACACACACACACCTGCTGGTCGTGAAGATCGGCACCGCTGAAAAAGTGATTGACGAAAAAGCGATTGTCGAAGATGAAAAGATTGCACGTAGACATTGAGACATACTCTCCGGAGCCCATCGCCGAGGCCGGCCTCTACCGTTATGCCATCCACCCGGACTTCCAGATCCTGCTGGTGGCGTATGCGATGGACGACGCCCCGGTCCGGATCATCGACCTCGCCCAGGGCGAGGCCCTGCCGGAGTGGTTTGTCAACGCCCTCTTCGACCATACGGTGACGAAGGTGGCGCACAATGCGGCCTTCGAGCGGGTGTGCTTCTCCGTCTACCTCTGGCGTACCGGGGCAAGAGAGCATGGATCCTTCCTTCCGGCGATCGACTGGCTCTGCACGGCCGTGCAGGCCTCGCGCTGCGGCTATCCCATGAGCCTCGCCGGAGCGGGCGCCGCCATGGGCTTCGAGAAACAGAAGATGTCCGAGGGCAAGGGCCTCATCAAGAAGTTCTGCTGCCCGCGGCCGAAGAAGGAGGGCGCCCTCATAGAGGATGACGGGCGCAACCACCCGGAAGACTTCCCCGAGGACTGGGCCACCTTCAAGGCCTACTGCATCCGGGACGTCGAGGTGGAGCGCCAGATAGACAAGGCCACATCCTGGTACCCGGTCTCCGACTTCGAGCAGCGTCTCTATGCCATCGACCAGGCGATCAACGACCGGGGCGTCCTGCTGGACATCGACCTGGTGCAGAATGCGGTGAAGGCCGACACCATCGGCAAGGCCCGCCTCAACGAAGAGGCCATGAGGCTCACGGGCCTCTCCAACCCCAACAGCGTGAGCCAGCTCAAGGCGTGGCTCTCCGAGGCCATCGGCATCTCCCTGGACTCCCTCACGAAGAAGGACCTCCCCGAGATCCTCGCCGCGACTACCGACCAGCGGGTGCGCCGCGTCCTCCAGATCCGGGCGGAGATGGGCAAGACGTCCAACGCGAAGTACCAGGCGATGCTCGACTGCGTATGCCCCGACGGACGGGTGCACGGCCTGCTGCAGTTCTACGGATCCAGGACCGGCCGCTGGGCCGGGCGCCTGGTGCAGGTGCAGAATCTTCCGCAGAACCACATCCCCGACCTTGACTTTGCCCGGACCTGTCTGAAGGAGGACGACATCGAGACGTTGGAGCTCGGCTACGGCAACGTGGCGGACACCCTGTCCCAGCTCATCCGCACGGCTTTCGTCGCCCCCGATGGGAAGACCTTCGCCGTGTGTGACTTCTCTGCCATCGAGGCCCGCGTCCTCGCCTGGCTCGCCGGTGAGGAATGGGTCCTGGACGTCTTCCGCCGTGGCGGCGACATCTACTGCGCCACCGCCACCCAGATGTTCCACAAGCCCGTGGAGAAGCACGGCCGCAACGCCGAGCTCCGGCAGAAGGGCAAGATCGCCGTCCTGGCGCTGGGCTACGGCGGAGGGGTCGGTGCCCTGGATGCCATGGGCGGCAAGAGACAGGGCATGACCGAACAGGAAGAAGCCGACACCGTCCGGATGTGGCGCGACGCCAACCCCATGATCGTCCGCTTCTGGAGAGACGTGGAGAGGGCGGCCAAGACGGCCATCCTGGAATGCCGGAAGGTCACCATGGGCATCCGGGTGCAGGCGAGCGCGAAGGACCTCGCAGACAGGGAATACGCCGCGGGGAGAAGCGTCCGCGAGTACAGCGTCCGCGACTGCAAAGGGCTCACCTTCGCCATGCACGACAAGACCCTCTACATCGAGCTGCCCTCAGGGCGCCGGATCTGCTACCCGGATACCGCCATCAGCGTCAACCGCTTCGGCAACGAGTCCATCAAGTACCACGGGGTGGACCAGCAGACCAACAAGTGGGTCTGGCTCGAGACCTACGGCGGGAAGCTCACCGAGAACATCACGCAGGCCGTGGCGCGGGACTGCCTCGCCGTGGTCATGACAAGGCTCCACGAAGGTCACCACAAGCCCGTCTTCCACGTCCACGACGAGTGCATCTGCGAGGTTCCCGCCGGATCTCCCGACGACATCCTCAACCCCTACTTCGACAAGCCCATCGACTGGGCCCCCGGCCTCCCGCTCAAGGGCGCCGGCTATACGACCGACTACTACAAAAAAGACTGATATATGGATAATATCTGCGGCAATTGCCACTACTTCATCATGCACCAGGCGCACGGCCCGTGGTGCACACAGAAACGGAAGGAAGTATCATTTCTCAAGTCTGCACCCGACGAATGCTTTGCCGAGCCCGGCTCCGTAGAGGAGAGCGCCCCAACCAAGGTCTGCAAGAGGTGCGGGCGGGCACTGCCCCTCACCGCCTTCGGCAGGCACTCCAGGACGAAGGACGGTTACCAGCCCCTGTGCAACGAGTGCCTCTCCGAGCAGAACAAGGGCCACCGCCCGAGGCAGGCCTGGAAAAAAGCCGACAGTTCCCTGGAGGACGGGAATCCCAAGAGAAGGGGCCGCGTGTCCGCTCATCCGGACTACGTCGACGAAGAGACCGGACAGGAGATGCACTGGTGCGGCAAGTGCAAGCAGTACAAGCCGACGGACCAGTTCAACAAAAACAGGGCGAACGCGAGCGGCCTGGAGTCCTACTGCAAGGAGTGCTCAGTTGCCCACGAGCGTGAACGCCGAGCCCGGAAACGCGCCGAAAAGAAGGCATCCGAAGCCACCGTCGAAGCTGCGGCGAAGGTGGCTGCAGAGGTCGCCCACGAGTACGCGGAGGCGCAGCCGGCTGTCAACTTCCCGGCCGGTGGCGTCCAGCTCCCGGAGACCATCCAGAAGACGATGCCGAAGGTCGTGGTGAAGCGAGAGCTGAAGATCACGAAGTCCGTCACCGTCGAGGCTTACCTCACCGCGATCGGGAGAGACGAGGACGGAAGGAAGGGCTATTTCCACTTCGACTGCTTTGCTTCCGAACTGGACAAACTGACGCTGGTGTGGAACAAGAGTCCGCTCACCGTGACACTGGCCTTCGATGAAATTAAGGAGGGATAAAATGGCCATGGCAAAAGTAACCTTCGGAGAATCTAAAGTATTCATCCGGACTGCCAGTGGGGAGCAGGAAGATTGGACTGAATTGGGTGTGATAAAGACAAATGACACCCTTGTACCAGAGGAAGCTGATGAGCTTGTGAGTGAATGGGCAAAGGCTCTCAGTAAGCCCACCTCGCTCTCCTTCTCCTGCACAGTTCGGTGGAAAAGCAAGTGGACCCGTAGGACCCTACAAGAAGCCGGTTTCCTCGACAAGCCCAAGTGTACCTATAAAACGGTCAAGCGCTTCAGCGCCAAAAGAAACAGGTAATTATGCAACAGTACACCATATCCGTCGCACCGTCACGCACCTCTCCGGAGTGGCCCAACAAGGCCACCTCGTGGGAGAAGCTGACCGCACGGCTCGCCAAATGCAAGCACACCCGCGAGTCCGCGGCCGAATACAAGGCGATGTCGAAGACGGCCCAGGGCAAGGTCAAGGACATCGGCGGCTTCGTCGGAGGCACCGTCCGCGACGGAGGCCGGCGCAAGGCTGACGCCATCACCGCCCGCTCCCTCGTCACCCTCGACATCGACTTCGGCACAGCCGCCACCGTCGAGACCGTCAGGGAGATGCTGGACGGCACCGCCTGGTGCCTCTACTCCACCCACAGCCACACGCCAAGCAAACCGCGCTACCGTATCGTCGTACCGCTCTCCAGGGAGGTGTCGCCCGACGAATACGTCCCAATCGCCCGGAGGCTCGCCGACGACATCGGCATCGACCTCTTCGACGACTCCACCTACGAGCCGTCCCGCCTCATGTACTGGCCCTCGGCGCCTGCCGACATGGACTTCGTCTACGAGACCGGGCAGGGCGAACCGGCCGATGCAGACCGTATCCTGGACTCCTACACCGACTGGCGCAACCCGCTCGAGTGGCCCGTCAGCAAGAGGGTGACGAAGGCCATCACCAGGAAGGCCGGCGTCCGGCAGGAGGATCCTGTCGAGAAGGGTGGCGTCATCGGCGCCTTCTGCCGGTCCTACTCCATAACCGAGGCCATCGCGGCCTTCCTCCCGGAGGTGTACGTCCCCACCGGACACCCGGACCGCTGGACGTATGCGAAGGGCACCACGGAAGGAGGCGCCATCGTCTACGAGGACAAGTGGCTGTATTCCCACCACGGGACCGACCCGTGCTGCGAGAAGCTCGTCAACGCCTTCGACCTGGTGCGCCTCCACCTCTACGGGGCCGAGGACCAGGACGCAGACATCAACACGCCTGCCAACCGGCTGCCGTCCTTCCTCCACATGGAGAAGACCGCGCGGGAGGACAGGAAGGTGCACGGCGTCCTGGTGCGCGACATGATCAAGGACTTCGACGGCGTGGACGTGACCGGGGAGGAAGACGAGAGCTGGAAGGACGACCTGCAGACCGACGACAAGGGGAAGAAGTTCCTCCCGCTCCCGACCAACTTCGGTCTCATCCTCCGCAACGACAGGGGCGTCAAGGGTGCCGTGGCCTACGACCTCTTCTCCGGGCGGGCCGTCCTCAAGAGGGACCTGCCCTGGAGGCCGATGGCTCTGGACCCGCAGTGGAACAACAACGACTACAACGGCCTGATCGAGTACGTAGACCAATACTACAGAGGGCTGACCGGCAAGACCGCCCTGATGGACGAGGCCGACCACGTCTTCGCCCAGAACAACTTCCACCCCGTTCGAGACTACCTGAATGGCCTGCAGTGGGACGGGACGGAGCGACTCGACACGATGCTAACGGACTACCTGGGCGCAGAGCCGTCCGAGCTCACCAGGGCGATGACCCGGAAGCACTTCGCCGCGGCCGTGGCCCGCGTCATGACGCCCGGCATCAAGTACGACTACGTCCTCACGCTCATCGGACCGGAGGGCTCGGGCAAGTCCACCCTCGTCCGCCTCATGGCCAAGGACACCTGGTTCACCGACTCCCTCAACAGCATCGAGGGGAAGGAGGCCATGGAGCAGCTCAGGGGCAAGTGGCTCGTCGAGATGGGCGAGCTTACCAACTACAAGAAGTCCACGTCCGAGGCCTACAAGGCCTTCCTCTCCAAGCAGGACGACTCCTTCCGGCCCGCCTACGGGCGCAAGACGGAGACCTACCCCCGCCAGTGCGTCTTCTTCGCCACGACGAACGAGAAGGCCTTCCTGAAGGGCGACACGGGCAACCGTCGCTTCTGGGTCGTGGAGTGCGGCGCCGTGGATCCAGTGAAGGACGTGTGGGACGACCTCCCCGGGGAGGTGGACCAGCTCTGGGCGGAGGCCGTCGTGCGATGGAAGGCCGGAGAGCGTCTTTTCCTCGACAGGGAGATGACGAAGGCTGCGAGGGAACGCCAGGAAGCCCACAACGAGGTCACCGCCGACGACCGCATCGGACTCATTGATGCGTACGTCCACAAGGCCATACCGCAGACATGGGAATCCATGACCGCGAAGCAGCGGGCCGACTGGTTCAAGACCGCAGCCGAGATGGAGGGCGAGCCGCGCATGAGGCGCAGGACCGTCTGTGCGGTGGAGGTCCTCGTGGAGTGTTTCGGCCAGCAGCTGGACGAGAAGACGCGCTACCGGACCCGGGAGATCAACCAGATCCTCCGTGGGATGGACTGCCTGGAAGAGGGCAAGAGGGAGCGCGACAGCGTATATGGCCTCCAACGTCGCTACAGGATCATTTATGATGACGAGATACAATAGCCATGGATCAGAAAGAAAAAGCTGAGCTCTTCGACATGTGGGACTGCGTCCACCGCCTGGACAGCGTCTATGACTTCGACACCACCATGTCGGCTGAAGAGCTGAAGGACAGCCTGTCCGAAATCATCAACCTCGAACTTCTAAACAGCATCAACCAATGAATACCGTCGCAATACCTATCGTGGCGCCACCGGTCGAGAACGACTTCCGCGCCTACCTCGAGAAGTCCCTCCGGGACCCTTTCGTCATCAACCTCGAGGAACTCTCCCTCATGGAGGTCATCCGCGCCTGCATACGGTCGAAGACACGCCTTCACCCCAACTACGAGGCCTCCATCGGTGGGCTCGTCTACAACCTCGGCATCCTCGAGCAGAAATACCGCGTGACCCTCATGCCGGTCCAGGTGACCGACATCTTCTGGGGCTACTTCATCTCCTTCTGCCAGGGCCGCGGCCTCAAGGCCTCGACCATCGACACCATGTGCGGCCAGCTCCGATCCATCCTCAACTGGGCGGTCAAGTACAACGCGACGGTCTCGCCGTCTTACGGGGACTTCTGCGTCCCGAAGGCGAGGATCCAGGAGATAGCGCTCACCACGGACGAGGTGTCCCGCATCGCCTACTTCGACGTAGACCGCTTCTACGCCGACCGGCGCAAGGACTACAGGGAGACGATGCGGAGGGTGCGCGACATGTTCGTCCTTTCGTGCAACCTTTTCCAGCGCCACTCGGACATGGTCCGGATCGAGAAGTCCTGCTTCGACCGCAACATCTTCCGGATCACCCAGCAGAAGACAGGCAACCAGGCCGTGGTGGACATCAACAAGTACGCCGTCGACGCGAAGACCACCTACCGGATCCTGGAACGGTACGACTACGAGGCGCCGTACAAGGCGACCATCGGGAACTACAACTTCTACCTCCATCAGCTGATGAAGGACATCGGCCTGGACGACCCGGTCCGCATCGAGGAACGGGTGGACGGAAAGCTCGTGACGGAGAACGTCCCCAAGTGGCGGCTCATCACATCGCACACTGCGAGGCGCACGGCCATCACGGTCAACGTCCTCCGCGGGCACAACATCCACGGCGTGAAGCGATGCTCCGGACACACCGACCTGCGGGTCTTCGACAACTATGTAAGGGACGACGTATGACGGAACAGATGACGAACTTGGACTTCTGCTACGGCGAGGGATGCCCGCTTAAGCACACCTGCTGGAGATACATCGCGTGGATGAGCCGGGACGACCTGGACGGCGGACTCCCGCCGGAATGGTTCATCGCGCCTGACTACGACGTGAAAGAGCAGAACTGCGTGAACTACGTCCAGAAGGAGTTCTGCGGGATGTGACATAAAGCTATACTTTAGATGATCAAGACACGTATAGAAAGAGTTTCAACCGGACACCGAGACTGCTGCGGCAGCATGATCCGAAGAAAAGACGTCATCTTCACGAGGGATGGAGAGGCTCGCGTCATCTGGGCTTGCGGGCGATGGTGGCTATATTTCGACGAAGGCGGCAAGAAGGCATTGAATGAATACTCAGCAAAGGATATAAGACGACGTGACAATGCACTTGACCATTCTTGTGACAATGGCAACATAGTTGTGACAATGGCTTATGACAATACCGTTTTGTCACAAACCTTGTCACAAGCATCAGAACTATGCAAACTTGTTGGTAACTCACCGTTTGTGAAAAACGTGTGACAATGTGACAAATAAATCCTTGAAATTATAAAATTATGCAATTAGACAGAATAGACACACGTAATGACGCGCCTAATCGCGCATATAACGCAAGTACGCGCGAAGCATTGTTACATTGTCACAGGCCGAAGAAGGCTGGGGAGAAGATGTTGGAGTCGAAGTTCCGGAAAGAGATCGAGTCACACGGCTGGATGGCGCTGAAGCTCCTGTCACAGCTGCACCGCGGACTGCCGGACCGGCTTGTCCTCGCGGAGTTTGGACTCACCTTCTTCGCCGAGATCAAGACCACCGGAAAGAAGCCGACCCGCCTCCAGAGGCACTGCCATGAGGCCCTTCGCAAACTGGGCTTCCAGGTCTTCGTCATCGACACCATGGAAAGTCTTGAGACGGCATTGGCCGTGATCGACAGGGCAGTCACCGCAGAGCGGATCCGGCGTGAAGAATCCGGTGAGTTATGAGATTCGTTCCGCATACATACCAGCAGCGGGCCATCGACTTCATCCTGGACCACCCCAAGTGCGCCCTGTTCCTCGACATGGGACTCGGCAAGACCGTCGTCACCCTGACCGCCGTCCAGCAGCTGATGGAGGATTACCTCGAGGTTAGCAAGGTCCTGGTCATCGCACCGAAGTCCGTGGCCCGGAACACCTGGCCGTCGGAGTGTCAGAAGTGGGACCACCTCAAGGGCCTCCGGGTGTCCGTCATCATGGGCACGCCTGCCCAGAGGAGGAAGGCCGTGGAGGCGGACGCCGACATCTACGTGGTGAACCGCGAGAACGTCAAGTGGCTGGTGGACTACTGCGACCTGGAGCTGGTACGGTGGGACTTCAACTGCGTCGTCATCGACGAGTCGTCCAGTTTCAAGAATCCGCAGAGCAAAAGGTACAAGGCCATCCGCCGGATGAGGTGGAAGATCTGGCGGCTAATCGAGCTGACCGGCACGCCCAGCCCCAACGGACTGATGGACCTTTGGTCGCAGATCGAACTGCTGGACGCCGGCCAGCGGCTGGGCCGGACCCTCACCACCTACCGGACGAACTACTTCACCCCCGGACGGCACAACGGACACGTCGTCTACGAGTGGAGGCCGAAGCCGGGTGCCCGGGAGCGGATAGCCGAGCAGATCAGCGACATCTGCCTCTCGATGAAGGCCGAGGACTACCTGGAGATGCCGGACATCATCACGGCCGGGATGGACATCGTCCTGACCGAAGCGGAGATGAAGGCCTACAGGGAGTTCGAGCGGGAGCAGCTGATGGAGGTGGACGACACCGAGATAGAGGCCGTGACCGCTGCGGCCCTCGCCAACAAGCTCCTGCAGTTCTCCGGCGGGGCCGTCTACGACACCGAGCACGACTGGCACGAGGTCGGGACGTCCAAGGTGGAAGCGCTGACCGAGCTGGTGGAGGCCGCCGGCGAGCCGGTCCTGGTGTTCTACGCCTACCAGCACGAGCTGGCACGGTTGACCGTCGCCCTGGAGGAGTACGGCCCCGTCCTGTTCAGGGGCGAACCGGACATCCTCGAGCGGTGGAACCGTGGCGAGATCCGGGTGCTGCTGTGCCATCCGGCGTCCGTGTCCTTCGGACTCAATATGCAGCAGGGCGGGCACATCATCGTGTGGTTCACGCCCACCTGGAATCTCGAGCAATATCAGCAGGCCAATGCCCGCCTGCATCGTCAGGGGCAGCAGCGGCCGGTGATCCTCTACCACCTGGTGGCCCTGGGCACCCTTGACGAGAGGGTGATGTCGGCCCTGTCCGGCAAGTCCACCTGCCAGGAGTTTATCATGCAGCGAATCAAAGAACTAAAGCAAATAAACCAATGATGGATATTCAGTACGATCCGTACAGCCGGAATTATGTTGTCCGGATGGAAGTCAGCCCGGAGATGGCTGATCAATTAGCGAAAGATCCCGAGGCCCGGAAGGTCTTGTCCGACGCCCTGCAGACTGCGGTGCTTGCCGCCTTCCCGTCCAGGGACGCGGTCAAGGAAGTGATGGACCCGACCAAAGTCCAGACCCGATGAAGCTGCGGTGGGATAGCCCTGACCGGGTGGAGAAGGGAGACGGCAGATACGTGCGAGAACGGTCTGCCGATCCCTACCACACCGCCAGGTGGACGAGGATCTCCCGTGCATGGAGGATGAGCCACCCGCTGTGCGCCGAGTGCAGGAAGCAGGGCATCATCAAACCCGCGGAGGTCGTGGACCACATTATCCCATGGCCCGTGTGCAAGGACTTCTACGACCTCGGCAACCTGCAGAGCCTGTGTCAGGACTGCAACATTGCCAAGGGTAACAGGGACAAAAAGATCATACAGGAATGGAAAAAGAATCATAATCAGATATGACACATTTGAGATTTATCAGGGTCAGCTACATAGTTGGCTGGGAGCCCAGGAATGACGGCCTGTACCTGATGTACTCTGATGGTCAGCGCGAGCTGATTTCGATGAGTGCAGAGGAGGCCGACGAGAATAGCGAGTACATGATAGAAAACATGTTCGAGGACAATCGTGATGTCATCGGAATTGAATGGGAGGAAATATGACAGTGAATGAGATCATTTCCGCCCTGGAAAAGATACAAGCGGAAGACCCAAAGAGATTCTACGACGCTCTTGGCTACGGCGATCAAGGCGTAAACGTCATGAATATGTTCATCTCGGGATCCTATGAGCTCGGACTCGTGGCAGGTGCACTGTGGATGCAGGAGCAGACTATACTTCAACACGGTATAATCAGAGCCAGAGTCGAACCGCCCGATCCAGACCGGTACCGACATCGAATTTTCCAGGTATCCGTTGCCGTAAGTGAAAGGCTCCTTCAGCTGGTTGCGGAGGGAAGGATCGAAGAGTCTGACCTGAGGCAACCGATAGAGAGGGCCTTACACCGCGAGATAGAGAGGATACAGGGATCATTTATGAAAGGGGGTAGGGGGTGAAAATCTCTCGCGGCGTCATCGCTCAAGACCACGCCCCCACTTTCGCTCCCACAAAAAGTAATTTTCAAAAATTTCGTTCAAAATGGAAAAGACTATAACTGATCAGGTGACCACATTCCGGCAGTGCCGGACCACAAGTTTTCTCAGCTTGGGGCCAGACGCCCAAAAGGAATACGAGAAAACGTGCCGCTTCTTGATAGCAAAGGGCACCCTCAGGTCCTGTGACCTCCCCCTGGTCGCGTCTTACGCCCAAGCGCAGATAGACATCCGAACCGCCCAGAAGTCCATTGACGACCTCGGTATGGTGCTGAAGGGTGTTGACCGCTACGGGAACCCGAAGTATGATGCCAACCCTGCGGTAAAGATCCGTCGGGACGCTGAGAAGCAGATCGCCAACTTCGCGCTCATGTTCGGCTTCTCCCCTTTGGGAAAGAAGCGCCTGAAGGGTGAGGAGCCTCAGAAGAAGACTGCATCGGAGGAATGGGATGAGCAAGCCGACTAATTTCGAGAGGGTCCAGGAGTGGTGCCGGAAGTCGCTCGCCGGCGAGATCCCCTGCTGCCTGATGGTCCGGAAGGCCATCGAGAGGTGGCAGGCGGACCTGCGCCGATATGACCTGTATTTCGACGAGAAGGCCTTCAACCGGTTCGTCCGCTTCGCCCGGGAGTTCAGGCACTACAAGGGCCCGAAGGCTGGGTACAGATTCGAGCCGGAGGACTGGCAGCTCTTTGTGATGGCGAACATCATCGGCCTGAAGAGGGCGGACACGGGTCTCCGCAAGTACACCTACGCGGACATCTATGTCCCCAGGAAGAACGGCAAGACCTTCCTTGCCGCCATCTTCGCCGGTTACTTCCTGCTCAAGGACGGGGAGGCCGGTCCGGAGGTCTACACGGCGGCCGTTGACCAGCAGCAGGCCCGCCTGTGCTACGACGCCTCCGCGGAGCTCATCCGCAACTCCATCTTCGCCGACGACACGAAGCCCTACCAGTGGGGAATGAAGTCGCTCAAGAACGCCGGTGTGTTCCGGCCCTTGAGCAAGGACACCAAGAACAAGGACGGCCTCAACATTTCTGCGGCCATCTGCGATGAGCGCCACGCCTGGCCGAACACGGAGATCTATGACGTGATCAAGACCGGCATGGGCGCACGGAGTCAGCCGATGCTGCTGTCCATCTCCACGGCGGGCACCGACACCAGCAACCCCTACTTCGCCGACATCGAGGCGTACAAGGACATCCTGCTCGGGCTGAAGCAGAAGGACAACCACTTCCTGATGCTCTTCTGCCCGGACGAGGGCGATGCCTGGGATGACCCTGCCACCTGGGCAAAGGTCAACCCCAACCTGGGCGTGTCCTTGAGCCTTGACTACATGAGGGCGGAGTGCGAAGAGGCCAAGCTCCGCGGGGGCACCTACCAGGTCGCTTTCCAGACGAAGAACCTCAACATGTGGGTCAATGCTCCGGACGTGTGGATCTCTGACGAAGACGTCCAGGCCAACAACGCCGCCTTCGACCTCGG